AGTCTTTTCCATAGATAATACTTGAGATATTAGGTTTAAAATACGCGGGTCCTTTTAGGATTTTACCATCTTCTCTATAGATAGGCTTACCATCTTCACCTAGCTTAGACATGTTACTAGCTTGGATCTCATTAAATATCTCTTCTATCTTGTGCTGCATACCATGTTTAAGGATAGTACCGCATAAAATATAAAGCTGGTCACCTAGTGCATCTGCAATCCCTACTAGATCTTTATTATGACAAGCTTCATAGTATTCATTTAATTCTTCTAAAGCTAGTCTATATCTAAGATCATAGACATTGAGCTCTACAAAATCAGGTGAATCTTTATCTGTGTTGTCAAATACTTTGTGGAACTCTGCCACACTATTGAGTTGGTGTTTCATTGTGTAAAGATAATTATTTGTATCTGTCTTTAGAGGATGATGATAGTAAACTGACACCTACTAGGTATATGTGCTGTATCCAGCCAAGTAAAGTACCAGTCCTTTTATAAGACTGGTACTTCTCTTTTAGTTCTTCAAATCTAGTTTTCACAGATCAAAGTCTTCATAGTTATTACTAGGCATGGCTAGCTCATCTCCTATTGTCTCTTTTTCTTTCTCTACTTCCTCAATCATCTCCTCTAGAGTTATTTGATGATAGGGCTCCATGATCTTTTTTGCTCTATCTTCTAAATCATCATCCTCTTGTACGATAGGTAGAATTGCTTCTTTCTCTTCTTCTTTCTCCTCCTCCACTGTAGTTATAGCTTCGATGACTTTATAAGCATCCATCTCTACTGGTACAGCTTCAATCACTGGTCCTACTTCTCCAGTCTCTACCTTATCTAGCTCACACCACTCACAAAGATACCAATTGATTAATCTTTGTTGATCCATCCATGTCTTAGGATGTGCCTTCTGTAGTGAATAGCTTAGGATATTATAATATGTCCACAGAGTATCTGCTTCTGCATTATAATCGTGCTTAGGTGTTTTAATTAAACTCTTTACAGTGTTCATTTGCTCAGAGCTAAGCAACTCCTTATCTAAGTAAAGCTTACCTAACATAGAAGCTCTTGTTTCCATATTTAGAGTAATCTTCTTCATCTTTGCTTTATCCTGAAGAATTCTTGCAAAGTTTATTGCAGCATTAGATATCTGAAACTTAATTGTTTCATGAGCCTCATTATCTGCATTACCCGTGTGCTTTCTATTCCATGCACCTAACTCTTTCTTAAGAATTAAGTTGCCTGAGCATTTTACATAAGCACCTGTAGCACACTTAAAGCGCATTGTTTTATCATAGCTATTAGCCCAGGTAAATACCATACCTAACTCATCATCTTGATCGTGTTTGATATGATAAATTCCGGTAGCTACATTTCCATCAATAGATGATCTGTATAGTTCTTTCTCTACTACTAAACCTGCATTAGCAAGTTCTTGTAAAGCAGTTTCTATAATAAATTTATGAGAGATTACAGTATATCTCCCCCCGTGTTGAGGGAGAGATATAGCTTCCAAAAACTCTCTGGTTGGTGTTCCAGTTCTTCTTGGCATATGTTTAAGATTTTGGTTTTATAATTCCTTCTTGTAATAAGTCATTGACAGTTCTTCCAAACCATCCTTGTAATCCTTGCCACAAATCATTATCATAGATATATTGCCACGCAGCAATTACTTCTTCTTCAGAATTTGATTCTACAAATCCTTCAGCAATTCCTACAGCAGTATATGCATCAAATTTAATATTGGTTTCCATATTAAAATAGTGTTAGTTGCCTAATAGGCTTAGTTATGTTTTCTATTTCCTTTTGAATTGCTTCCAGATAATATCTGTCATCTACATGATAATCCTTCCAATCTTTCTTCTCATAGTTAATGAATAGCTCTTGCATCCATTTACCTGATTCTAACTGAATCTCCCTTCTATCACTTTTGTTACACTTTATTATCTTACAACCCTTCTCAGATATATAATATCTAAGAGTAGGTTGTAACTTCTCTTTTGTAACTTCACCTTTCTTCACACATGTCTGTACAAATTCCCAATCACCTTTGATCTTTACTCCGCCACAATAATCAAATATGTTTCTATTATCGGCCAGATATTTCTCTGGTGGGATATCATTAACAAAATAATTATAGATAGCTTTAGGTATAATCAAAAAGCTTTTGTTCTTGTGTAGCGCTAGATCTGTAAACTCAAATCTACCTTTACACTTAGATTTACCTGCTGTGTTAATCGCTATATAGTTGTTTACATCAGCAAGAATCATCTTCTTATACTCATCGTGCTCTAGTTGGAGCTTTGTTGTCTTTTCCCATTCTGCACATATATCTAGATACTTCTGCTTATATTGCTTAGGTATCATCATCTCAAGACCATCTGTATTCTGCATCAGCGGTACACTTCCCGGTATTCCTTCTGCAAGCATTTCATATAACATTACCAGTGACAGCTGACCGTTTATAGTGATTCTCATAGTAAACTCTGGATCATACAAGAAACTATTCTTGTCATTACTTAACCCATAGGTACTATTAAGTATAATCTTATAAACATAGTTCTTAGGATCCTTCTTAGGTATCTTCTTTCTCTCTTCAAAGAACCATTCATACAGATTGCAAAACTCTTTTCTAGGTAGATGAGCGGGTGACCATCCATTTCTAATAGCTAGATTAGGATAGAAACTTATAACATCACTAGACATGATTATCATGTCTTCTGTAGACTCGTATATTCCAGACTCTATAGCTCCATGCACACCACCTAAACCAAAGTCAGTATTTACTTCTTTGTATCTAATAGTATACTTAAAGCTATTTTTTGTCTCATTGGGATTGATCTCAAGCTTTTCAAATTGATTTAGAAGTCTTTGAAACTCAGGTGTTTGGAATTTAATGTAGGGTAGAATTATATCTTTAACCCTAATACTTTTCCTGAAAGTTCTAAGTTGTTTCAAATCATATTTGCTGATACCTGTTTCCTTTCTTAAGAAATAGAGAAACAGTTCTTTAGATATCCGTGGCTCTGATGCACTGAAGAGATTTATACCATATTCTTTTGTAAGAGTTTTCCTCAAATTAATCTGCTCCTTACTAAGGTTCATAATAGCCTTAGTAGACTTTACATCATTCTTACAATAGCTTATAATAGTTTGTATCTCTTGTAGAGTTTTTACTTCAGTAGAATGATGAATAGGCATATCTTGTATAGTATGCCAATCCATAGAATACTGAATCCACTTCAAGCTAGATCTCTTAGCTGGATTATCCCAGTGATTGAGTTTGAATACATCTATCTGATTAATAGACATCTTCCATTCTGGATACTCTGGAAGTTGATCTTGGTTATTAATTGTTCTCTGCGCAAACTTATAGATTATATTAGCTATCTCTCCACCTTTCTTTTTCTCCAACTCTTCTTGATTAGCTAGTATAAACTCAAGAACCTGAGAATCAAATGCTAAACCATTAAAGGATATAAGCCAACCCTTCTTTTCCTTCAAGAATCTTAGATACGCTACAAATACTTCAAAGTCATTTCTTAGATCATGTACAACAAAGACTAGTTCTTTGTCTGTCTTATAATCTTCAAAACATGCAATAAAGCAATTATTTAGCGTTTCTATATCATATACAGCTTTATCCATAGAATCTACATTAGACAAAAAAGGGAGGTTGTTACACCTCCCTCTCTGTCGGGGTTATTAAATTAAGGCATGATGATTTCAGGAGAACCTCCCAATAATCCAGTACCTTGCATATAAGTATCGTAATTAAATGTATCTGCATTGATAGCATACATTTTTACAAAGTCTTCTACGTCTTTTTTATCCATTATGTAGTATTCAAAGAAGGAATTGATGGTAACACGTTGTTCTTTTACCTCTTTTCCATTCCCTCTCTTACCTACTTTCATGTATACTGGATCACCATTCTCATCAATTCTTGGCACCATGTGAAGTACTTCTTTTCCAAATCGAGAAATAACTGCAAGCAGTTTGCTTTCTGGATCAAATAGTACTTCTGCATATGGGCAATCCATGGATGCAGGAATCATTTTGAATGTTTTACTAGTACCCCAAGTACCATGTACAAGAAGCATGTTCTTGCCTACTGAAGATGTTGTCATGTTGATTTTTGGTTTTAAAAGACAAATTAAACTGTTAATTTACTAATTTGCAAATCTTTTACAGATGCAATTAAGTTTTCCTTATCTAACTCAGGAGGATTGCATAATTCCCCTACTTTCACTAGTATATCTTTAGATACCCCTAATAAATCTGAGTATAATCCAAAATACATATTAGGATACAAAAAGCTGTGCACATGGGTATATTTAACCGATTGCGCATAGAATTTTATAATCTTCTTTTTTAACTCAGGAGATAATTTAGAATACTTCCCTTTAGAAAAGTTTATTATGTCGTCATTAAAACTTTTAAAATCAAAAACATAAGCACCTAGACCGTCTTCAAGTTCAAAGAAATTATCAAATAAAGAATTCCCTAGAAGAAACTTATTTTCAAAAAATTTGAACTCTTTGTCCGATCTAAGGTAATATACACATACAACTTTTTTATCTTCTATGCTATACTTGCCTTCCCAGGTTATATAGCATTCTTTTGGGACAATACTGTTGCCCATCTTAATACCCAATGCAGGATATAAGAATACTCTACTTTTCTGAAAGTAGTCTTTATACAATGATTTTATAGCCATAAATTAAATTTACAAGAGTTAGATAATAACTTTCCCTTGTGCTATAAATTCTGCAGGTTTACTAAAATCTCTTGAATTGTAATGCTGCTCTGCTACTGATAAGACATTCTCCAGTTTTTCTAACCATGTGTTTAGGGTAGAATCACTTATCTCAAATATCCCAACTTGTTGATACTTATCAATTACAACAAAACTAAAGCTTACTTTCCAATTATTATTTATTAAATCCTGTAGCTTATAGCTTACAAGGACACTATAAATTGCAGCTTGCAAATTATAGTTATAATACTCAATACTCTCTTTGAACTCACTTAAAGTTTTACTTGAAGTCTTAAGGTCATTAATAAATACAGTTCTTTTACCGTGGTCAATTACTATATTATCAACAATACCTTTAAGTCCAAAGGGTTTATTTTTAACTGGTATCTCTATAGGTTGTTCGTTAAATATCTCTTGCATCTCAAAGTCTGATGGTGTTAAACACATCAGCTCATTGACACTCTTGTTGTTTTTAATTATCTCTACAGATTTATTACAGCGGTCTAATGTCTCCTGATCTAACAAATCTTTAGAACCCTTTTCTTTAAGAAAGCTCCAATAAGATTTTACATCATCTGTAATGATCTTATCTATTCTTTGTTGATCAGTCTTTAAGGCTTGGTGCAGGTTAATCTCTCTGAGAATCTCTAGGATTGATTCATTGTGTTCTTCTAATTCTCCCTCAACTATCTTCTTCTCATAGAAAAGCTTATCAATTACACTCTTTGTATTTGCACTGGGTAGATTGCTGGGTGAAACTATAAATTGGTTATTGAAACTTCCATTATCTAATATTAAACAATGGGTTACCTTCCCCTCTACTAGATGTTGATCTAGTTTCTCTTCCCGCTCTTGCAGGATATAATGGTTGTAAAACAACCCTGGACTATACAATAATTTACTAAGACCTGAATAACTGAAACTAAAGGGTTGAGAATAAAACTTATCCTCAAGCCCCTTAGCATCAAGCTTTGTGTTTACCATTACAAATGTAATTAAAATGCGGGTTCATCTTCCTCAATGTTCAAAATTTCTTCATCATTTTCTTCAGTAGGGTTTTCTACAAAAGAAATCTTTGAAACTTTGAAATGCTCTAAACTTACTCTGTCTCTTATTTGATCATACGCAAGAGGCATTAGCATATTGATAGATTCTGGAGTTAAGAACTTCTTTGCTTTAAGAACATTAACTATTTCATCTAGATCAATATGTGTATAGTTTCTTCTACCATTTAGATCAAAGAACTCTACAAGAGATTTGAAATTGACATGATTTCTAAATCCAGAATCCCAGATTCTATAACCATAATTCATAAACAATAGTAGCAGATAAGGTGCTGATTTCTCATAGTCAGAATTAGCCATGATCTCCATAGCTATCTTAACATTTGAAGTCTCACCATTCTCAAGCATACTACTCAATTGCTTATACATCTCTGTATCAATAACTACATCTTGGTTAAGAACCTTTAAGATATCATCTTGCATATAAACATTTTTGTTTACAAAAAGATCTCTAAGCAAGTTAAAATTTTCTTGAGAACAAAATTTTACATTACAATTGTCTATATCAAGTTTGAATCCATTAATATCAAAAGCATCACTATTATAATAGAAAAAGAAAATTTCATTGACTCCCTCAGTCTCAATTGTCTTTCTAAAGTTCATTAGGTATGCATCATAAGAATAAGGTGTCTTTTTAATATGATTTTCAAATTTTTCAATAGTACAGTGATATCCCCAATGATTAGTTATATGGGTATTCATAATGTTATTACTAATGAATGTAGCTGTTGCTTTATCTTTGTTTCTTGTTACTGAAGTATTATACTTTTCACAAAAAGATTTTACTTTAAATCTAGGAACGGTACAATCTTTAGTAAAGAATAACACATCACCAGATTTTGGTTCATATGTACTTTTAATAAAATCTTCTGCATTTTTTGATTTTGTAGTTTTATAACCTATTGTGTAGTCTATACCAGTAATTGATCCAGACCAATCTTTTCTTACCTGATCAATAATTACAATTTTAGTCACCATGTTCTATTAGTTTAAGTTGTTGAGGATCAGTATTATATACTTCATATTCAGGCTTAAGAGTAAGAGTTACTTCATAGAACTCATTCTTAAAGGTATTTTTATGAGTATTATAAATCTCCTGCTTTAATTGAGCCCAGATCCATGGAGTTAACCATCCCTTTTTTCTTAACCAAGAGGCAAAAGTTTTTTCACTAGTGCCAATTAACCAAAATAAACTAGAGTCATCTCTAAACTTTCTACCTAGCTTGGTTCTAAGATTGACCATGTTGTGTACATAATAACTATTCCTAGCAAGTTGCCATATCCAATAGATAGACTTTTCTACATTGCATTGAGTAAGCATTGTTTGAACCATTAAATGATTAGCCCTATCTTCACTCTTAAGCATTGCTAATATAGTTTCATAAGAGTCTTTATCTAAAATGATACCACCTCCTAAAGGAGGTGATACCAGTTTTTGTTTAGCACACATATTATTTATTTAAGTATTCAGTCATTTTTGTTATTAACAAAGTATTGGTTTTTAATTTACCTAAAAGTAAGTTGCATGTTTTACATAATATACCTCTATAAATTCCAGTAGTATGATCATGATCAACTACTAAAAAATCTTTTAAATCTTCTTGAGATTTTTCACAAATCATGCATTTGTTATTACATTTAAGTAGTTCTTCCTCATACTTTTCATAAGTAAAGAGAGTATTATCTGACAATTTTATGTTTTGTTTTTGCCAATAATACTCTCTTACATGCTTACGATTTTTAGATTGCCATTTTTTTGTAGAATTAATTACTCTAGCTGGATTTTTATCATATCTTTCTTTATTTCTGATTTTAGTTCTTGGTAGTTTTTTTCTTGCTATTTCGCAAGTTTTACAATAAGCAAGTCTTCCATCAGGTCTATTAACAGATCTATAATAATCCTCTAAAGGTTTTATTTCTTTACAACCTGTACATTTTTTAGTTAAAATATTTGTCATAGTTTTTAAATATATATGACAAATGTACTAAAATAAATGGCACTATAAAACTTTTACCTACTTCATTGCCATTTTAAGAACATCAGGATTAGTTAAGAGAGTTTGGAACTTCTGTCTGTTACCATTAAGAACATCTCTTACAAGAATAAACTTCAGATCATTAGACAAAGTCTCTTCATCTGTAGAAAGTTTGATAAGTCTATCTGTTACTTTGCTAGTTACAGAATTATTCTCTGCATAATTAAGGGTAAAGTTGATCAATCTGCGGGTTAGAATAGTAGCAATATCTGCGCGATAATTATCACCTCTACCTACACAGTTTCTCAATTCACCAATGATATAAGACTCATTGTCATGCAAAAGAATATCCTTTGGAGTTACCAATTTGTCAAGCTTATTATTAATAAACATGCTAAACATAGTTGCAAACTCAGGTCCTACTGAACCTTCACCAATCATTTGAATCAGAGGAAGTTGTGCATCAAAATCCTGAATAGAACTAATAGAGTTAAAGAAAGTCATGATACTTCTTGGATTAGTATCATCCTTTACAAGCTCTGGGTGCAACATCAAGAAATTAATACAGCGACCATCTACATCTTGTTTCTCTGCCCACTTAGCCCACACTTCTACATCAAACTTAAAGTTCACTGTAATAAAGCGAGTTTTCTGAGCACCATCCAAACTAGTTACATTATAGTTGCCATCATCAGGATTAGTAGTCAATACAATGTGCCAGTTCTTTGGAAGACACCAAGAATAATAAGTCTGTGTCTCAATTAAAGTCATTGTTGCTTGCATGAATCTAGCCAATTCATGTTTGTTATCTCTAAGGTTCTTTATCCTCAGATTCTATACTTTCTTTTGTTATAGGTATAGTTCAGACTATATCATCTATGATTTAAAGATATTGGAATATCAAATCATAGTTCTGCGCTCTTGGATATTTTATCTTCAGCTCCACCTGGTAAGATTACTTTATCTAGTCGTTGCTCCTTCAACCTATTTCTAGGAAGCTTGGATCAGAGTTAACTACTTCTAGTCTTTCTCTGAGTTCACAGAATTTAATGCGGACACTATTTATATTTCCATTTAAATCCACCAGCTGTTAAATTATTTTTTATAGCTCTGGTGATATTTTTGATATTAAGAGTTTTTTGTGCTTCAGTGATAGATTCCCACTCTTTTATAGGAGCGTTACTTAAATCTATTTGTAACACCGGTCTTAATTTGTATTTTTTGTTAAGCTTATTAAGCTTGTCAACTTTAAAATAAGACCATCTATAATTATAAGCTGTATAGTTATCACCCCTCGCTGCAGAACATATAACAGAGTAATTATTTTTATCTCCAAAATATTCTGCTGCTTTAGTAGCATTTTCAAAAGATTTTATATACATACCTTCAAGAGAATACATATAAGTCTCTTTTTGATTGTAAATTTTCCTACCTTTTTTAAAGCTATTCTTTGCACCTATACTTAATCTTTCTTTATAGATTTTACTTCTCTTAATCTCAACAGGATCTAATATGTGGTTAATTCTGTAAGGTCTTTTTAATAGCTCTATATGATATTTTTCTCTTTCTAAAAGAAAGTTTTCATCACATATTTCTACTACATCATATGTCATATTATCTATTCCATACTTATCAAACAATCTTTGCATTGTTTGATTATGATGTTTATTTGATAATAAATCAACTAGATGACCCTTTAATCTTTTACCTATACATTTAGAACTACCTATATACTTGTAGTCGTTAAACTGTATACAGTAAATACCACAGATTTTTAACCCTGTTTCTTCTTTTAATTTGGAAATGTGTTTCATATTATATCTTTTTACAAAGATATAATTTTTTAGCAAAGCAAGCAAGTTTGCTAAAATTGTTTATCCGCTCTGGTATAATCATCAAGAATTAGGATACCACCTTCTTTCTTATTATTGATCCACTCTGGAGCTGCATAACCCATGCGCTTATTACCGGTAGGTTTATACTGACTAGCTACATATTGTGGAAGCAAACTCTCTGGAACCCACTTAACTGTTGTTTCTTTTACTACTTCAAACTCCTTAACTGGAAAACCTACCAAATCTGATAGATCTTCTAGCTCAGCCAAATTCAATCTTACAAGATCCATGTTAAGCTCTTTAGCAAGTTGTAGGATAGAACTTGTCTTACCAACACCTGCTGGACCCTCAACATTTACAGTTACAGGAGTAGTTCCCTTCTCTTGAAGGATCTGATTATTTGCAATAATATGACGCATGAACCCTTTAAGTTCATCTGCATTAAGACTGATTTGATTATTCTTTGCCATGTTTAGTTAAGTTGAATTTTTACACCTTTTAAATCTTCATTCATTGTTCCATTGGTGGAAATTGCCCATAATACCGGACCTCTACACTTCTCTGGAGCTGGAGCTTCGCCATCAGTAAAATATACTAGACAGCTATAATCCTTATGATGCTCATTGTAATAATTACATACTGGTTCAAAGCTGGTACCACCTCTACCATGTATGTGCATATCTTCGTTGATATTGAATTTACCTATGTGACTAATAGCTGTGTCACATTGTATCACCATAATATCTGTACCTGTTTTGTGTATGTGATAAAGCTCATTCATAAACTCCTTAAGCTCTGTTGTAGATACTGATCCAGAGGTATCTATACCTACTAGAATCCTTCTCTTAGGCTTAACCTTGAGACCTGGGGAGTCATCAAATCTATGATTCTCTTTTCTCCTAGTTCTTTTTACATATACTTGGGTAGAACCTCCTACAAATCTGCGTAAGAATCCTCTCCAATCAAATTTAGCTTCCTCTACTTCATTAAGTTTCTTAAGAATCTCAGCAAACTCTCCAGGTACAGTACCTCTAGATTTCTCTACTTGTTCTGCTACTTCTTTAAGAATGTGCCCTGTTTGTTGTTCAATCAACTTCTTAGTTGCTTCAGATAGCTTATCAAAGTCTTCCCAAGTACCATGATCAGGTAGATTTACTTTTACTTTTACATTACCATCCTTACCTTTAGATACTTCTATAGTCATTTGACCATCCCCCATAGCATCCATCATATCATCTAAATTAGGACAAGTACCTGGATTATTAGCAGCTTGTTGAAGCTTTTCATAATAATAGTTAGTACCCTGCTTAGATAAAAGATTTAGCTCTGGGAATAGATCTAGTGTCATACCACCTTCTGGTAGCATATCTTTATCAATATATTGATTGATTTCTATGTCCATAGCCCAGTTAGCAATCATCTTATTTGTAAGGTGGTTATAACTAGTCAAATGAGAGAAACCAATATGCAATCATTTGTGTTAACTTACATTCTCATGTAAGATCAGACTATACCTTTACCCTTTGTCAAGGGTAGTTTATTGTAGTCGTTGAACCTCTTTCTTGGATTGTAACTCATAAGATAAGTATCAAATTTTTATTCACATTACCAAGAAATTTGGCTGCGGATTGTCCAATTCTAAACCTTTTTACTGTACTGCTTTGATTACAAGCACCATATAAATATTACTATTTGTACTTAGTAGTTTAGACTCTAAGGAGTTTCCCGCAATTTAAAACTTTTTACATGCACATTACTGTACAAGGAGCCCCTTGAGCTCGTGCTTCAATAATCCTTGCTGATGTTTCTCACCAAGCTTTGTCCAGAAGTCTTCACTAATAGTCAACTGATAGTTGATTCCATTAAGACTCACTCCTGCGGTAGGGACTCTATTATCCCATACCTTGTTAAGCATGATAAGAAACATACCATAGAAAGGCTCTTTGAACATTAAGTTCTTAGATGCTTTCGCTAGTGATTCCTGTTTTGTCATTATTTTTTAATTTAATTGTTATCTCAGTTTCTTCGATAAAATCAAATCCCAAATCTTTAATTGAGTTTGTAATATGTTTAGAAAACTGATTTAGAAAGAACTGGATATTCTCTTCTGATTGCTTTTCTTTTACAATAATCTTAAGAATCTCTTTGTAAGTTAAAGGTTTATCTTTAGACATACTTTCAAGTTTCTTAAAAGTTTTAGGTGCCTGTTTACCAATATTCAGGAGTTACATTACATAATTTCTTAAGTAATAATATCTTTGTAAGACTCTTTGTAAAATCTACATTCTCTAAAGTAACAAGACCTAATACTACATTTTGATTATCAGATGAGTTCAGCATGTTATATAAAGACTCAAATTGCTCATCATTAATTACTTCTTTTTTCATTAATCTTCTATTTTAATTGTTCTAATCATCCACTCTGGCGGGTGTGTATCATTCAAATGATCTATCCATTCTTTAGCTGTAGGTATATAGTTAAAGCAATCTTCCCTGACATGTTGTTCACCAATATATCTAGTATAGACTCTTTTGTTTTGTGAATTGATAATGTATTTTCCAAATATTTTTTCACATTCAAATATACCTTCACTATGGTGTCTAAACATTCTGTGTTTAGAGTGACCAACCCAAGCTTTAGTTTCATCAAACCACTCCTCAATTTCCAAGTAGTCCTCAGGAACTCCTCCCCATTTTTTTGCAGCACTTCTGCTGTGATCATATGGATGCATAAATCATAATTTTAAATTATTAATAATAGATTGTATGTGTTGAATAAACTCATCATGTGAGTACTTATTTTTCATCATATTACATTTTCCACAACAAGTGACACAATTATCACTTTCATAACCAAGAAAGTTATCTTTTCTATCAATACCATTATAATAAATAGACTTATTACCCTTTTGGATTTTATTTGCTGGTAAAACTCCACAGTAATAACAAGAAGAAAATAAATAACTTTCAAAAACATCATTAGTAAGTTCAAAACTATAACCTCTTAATGTAGCATTCTTTTTATAAGATTGAAACAATGAGTTAATTAAAGCTTTTTTGTTTGAGTCAGTGAAAATTTCTCTTTTTTTCTTAAAACTACATTTTGTACAACAGTCTTTTTTTCTGTCAACTCTTGTACTAAATACTTCTCCACAAGTGCATTGTACTTTAAAATATCTATGATTGCTAGTTGTTTTTTCGGCATCTTCTTCAAGATATCTTAAGTTATTACCTATAGCATCACCTTTTTTATAACTTACTTTGTGTAATGGAGCAATAGATATTTTACAAGACTTATTTCCACAAGAAGTAATATACCCTGCTTTAATAGAAGCTAATTGTTTTACATGTTCAGTATTACAAGAAGTGCACAAGACTTTTATATATCTCATACCTTTTCCTTTGTATCCCGCTTCATCTAAGTATTTAAGTTTTGTTACAATGTCAAACTTATTACTGATTAACTCTCCTGGTTTTAGTGTGTATTTCATGACTCATCCTTTTTGATTTAAACAAATATACAAAATATATTTATTAGTTGGGATGTGACATTACAAACCTGCTTTCTTAATAAAGTAACTTGCTACTTCAGGAATATGTTTCTTGTAGTAGGGTTGTTCTGATTTACACCAATTTTTTACTTCTTCTTTTGTAGAAAATCTTTGATAAGGAAATGTAAGTTCAAGTTCATTTATAAAATCTTGTACTGTCCATCCTTCCCATATATATCTATTATTACCCATTATTCTTTAGATTCAAATTGACCTTCATGGTCAAAGGTTTCATACTCAGTAATTCTTATATTATTCTCAATAGTATACTCTGCAGTAGGTACTTTTATTAGAATTTGTCCCCAACCACCATCATTATTATACCAGTCTTCTATGTGATTAAGCTGTGAATATGCAAGATCTTCAATAAAACTTTTAACTGAATCATCACAACTAAATGTCATATCATCACCCTTATTATCTCGAAAACTTATTTCATCTATGCCACCACTATCTCCACCACCACTATAATTTACAACAATTTCCTTAATACCATTATCTTGTAGATACATCATAGCACCTACAAGATTAACTTTTGTTTTTTCCATGATTATTTTTGTTTGTAGAACCTACCTAAGATATTTGCATTGAGCCATTGATCTGACTCAAGAACAGCATATTGAAATTGGTATTTTACTTCTTGATAGGTAAGTTCTGTTTTACTAAAACAAATTTTAAGTATTCTTCTGGATATTCTTATTCCATCTTTGTGTGCTTGCTTAAGCACTTCATTACTACTATAGTAGTTATGGTAAGAGGCTTTAGATACTCTTACATATTTCTTTTTACGCTTATCTGTAGGAAGATTTTTCTTGCTTAGCTTCTTCTTAGTATTAGAGAAGAAGTTCTTTTTACCTATATAGCCATGAGCTTTACCATTAATAATAGCTGTCATTTCATAGACAAATCCCACAGCACCTTCAGGTATCATTTCATCTGTAAATACAATATTGTTATATATCCAACTCATTGTACTAATTGCTTAGGATTCAGTATATTAGAAAGTAAAGGCATGAGAGTTTCTCTTACTTTAGTAATACCATGTTTTTCTATGGAGTCAGATAAATCTTTCTCCATCTCTAGAACTACAGAAGGTATTTGATATCTCTCTTTATACTTGTTCATAGATCTTATACCGGCTTCATCATTATCAAAGAGA